AACTAGGTACCAAGATGCAGCGCAAGATAAGTTGCATCAACAAGGCAAGGACTTTGGTTCAACTACTATATATGATGGCAATCTCAAGGTTCAGTTCAACTTTAAAAAGAGAATTGAATGGGATCAAGATAAGCTTGTTAGCATATTAAACAACTTTGACGCAGAAACAGCCCGACATTATGCGAAGGCTAGTTATACAATTCCAGAAGCGAAATACACTAATGCTCCACCAGAAATAAAAGGTGCTCTTAGTGATGCTCGTACTGTGCATCTTCAAGGTGTTTCTGCAACCATTGAGGAGAATGATAATGCTTAAAATAATTACCGCAGAAGAGCGTTTACAAGAAAAGCGCGGTCATAAGGTTGTTGTGTGTGGCAAATCTGGCGTGGGTAAAACTACCCTCGTCAGAACGCTGGACATACAAAAAACTCTGTTCATGGACTTGGAGGCTGGCGATGCGGCTATTGAGGGGGTAGCAGTAGATGTTATCCGTCCAAGGACATGGGCAGAGTGTCGTGATTTTGCATGTCTATTAGGGGGACCTAATCCTTCTTTGTCTGATGACATGTGTTACTCACAGGCACATTACGATCTAGTTTGCCAGACATATGGTGAGCCTTCTGAGCTTCTTGCTAAATACGATACTTTGTTTATCGACAGTATCACAGTAGCAGGACGCTTATGTTGGCTTTACTGTCAGAATTCATCTGATAATAAATCAGACAGGACAGGCAAGATAGATATTCGCAACGCATATGGTATGCAAGGAAGAGAGATGATGGGGTGGCTTACTCATCTACAGCATATCAGAGACAAGAATGTTATCTTTGTTGGCATCTTGGATGTTAAGACAGATGATTACGGAAGAGAGACTTTCGAGTTACAAATTGAAGGCTCGAAAACTGGAAGAGAATTGCCAGGAATTGTGGACGAAGTTATCACTATGGCAGTAATGCAGGATGATAATAACAATCCATATCGGGCATTCGTATGCCAAACTCTAAACTCTTGGAACTACCCTGCAAAAGATAGAAGCGGAATGCTTGATGTTTTAGAGGAACCGAACCTTGGGAAACTTCTTGAAAAAATGAGTGGTGTTGTGCAAAATAAACCACTCGAATTCGTTAATCCAAACGAAATAACACAAACAGAAATAGAAGGACAAAAAAATGCTTAATTTAAATGAAGTGGTTTTAGACCAAACAAATACATCAAATGATTTACAACCTATTCCAGATGGTACGGTTGTAAGGGCTATTATTAACTTTACTGGTGGCGATGAGGTCATTCAAGAGTTTAGTCAGTTGTCTATATTTAAAAGGTCACAAACAACTAGCGCAATTTATTGCCCAATGGAGCTTAATGTTATAGGTGGCTCTCACGACAAGAGGCGCGTATGGCACAACCTGTTCGTTCATGGTGATAAGATGGGTAATAATGGAGTTCCAGTGGCTCGTGAAATCGGTCTTAGAACTTTAAGAAATATGGTTGATAGCGCATTCAATCTTAATCCTGATGATCAGTCACCAGAGGCGCAAGGTAAACGTAACATAACAGGTGTTGAAGACCTACAAGGACAAGAGATTTGTTTTGTAGTTGCTATTGAAAAAGGCACTAATGGTTATGCTGACCGCAATAAGATTAAGATTGTTCTGACTCCGAAAGACAATAACTTCATTGGCTCTGGTAATGCCGCAGTTTCTGTTAATGGTGGCGCAGTAAATGGCACAGTAAACATGAATGCACTACCACAGAATGTAGCAAATTCTATGCAAGCACAAATGCCTGTTCAACAACAAAATACTGGCGTTACACCACAGTGGGCTAAGTAATTGAAAATAAAAAACATTCTATCGGCAGAGGTTAAGAAAGAAATTGTTTTTTATATATTTTAAAATTGGATTCTATATCTAGCGGTGCCTATTGGTATTGGTAGAACTCGCTTGGGGAGTGCGAGTGCCGCAAAACTCCCCAACACACACAAAGGAAAAAAAAATGATTAATGGAAATTTTGACGATTATTATAAACAGCTTGAAGGCTTTAAAATTCATAAATATTTAGGAACTGATGAAGAAGATTTTGCTCAGTTTCATTTAAAAAAATCAGGACATAAAGATATTATGATTGAAGTATCACGCGACCCAGAAGGTAATGGTGGTGGATTCTTGTTTATATCGGACGTAAAATAAATGTTAAGGCATGTTGATTTATGTTCTGGCATTGGTGGATTTAGCCTTGGCTTTGAATGGGCAGGATTATCCAAGCCAGTTTTATTTTGCGATATAGAACCTTGGTCGCGTAAGATTTTAAATAAGCACTGGCCTGATGTGCCAATTGCAGAAGATGTAAAGGAGTTAGCTAATGACCCAGAAGGACTTGTTCCAGAATGTGACATCATCACCGCAGGATACCCCTGTCAGCCTTTCTCAGTCGCAGGATCTCAAAAAGGAGAAGCGGACCCTAGACACATCTGGCCGTACATCTTTAGAATTATTGCACAAAGACGACCCACTTGGGTCGTTTGCGAAAATGTTTATGGTCATGTCAGATTGGGGCTCGACAAAGTGCTCACTGACTTGGAAACCGAAGGCTACACCTCAAGGACGTTTATTGTTCCAGCTTGCGGCATCAACGCGCCCCATAAAAGAGATAGACTCTGGATTGTGGGCTACACCAAACACAATGGATCACCTACCTCAGAGATCGGAGGAGTCTCTGATAAGACAGGCGAACACGACTCGCAAGGGCAGAACCAAACCAGCGAATTTAAGGGAACAAGTAGACCCAGAAGTAGTGAAGATGTGGCCTACACCCAGAGCAAGCGACATAGAGGGGGGAATCCCAAAGGGGATAGAACTCAAGAACGGATCCTTCAGTCGGAAGAATCAGAAGGGCGAGAGATGGGGAGTGAAGCTGAAGGACGCAGTGAGTCATTCAGAGAAGATGTGGCCGACACCAACGACCCAAGAAATAGAACACAACAACATGACATTGACGCACAATGGCAGGCGTCTGTCGCAAAACGGCAAGAGCAGTCACAGCCTCAATCTAGCCGATACAGTGAAGATGTGGCCTACTCCGACAACCAGAGATCACAAAGGAGGGTATCAGGGTGGGAGAGTGCGGAATGGGAAGATCAGCAACGATACACTGGACGTAGCAGTCCAGTACACGGACAATCAATCAAAGACTGGTGGTCAGTTGAACCCAATTTTTGTCGAGTGGCTCATGGGGTACCCAATAGGGTGGACAGAATTAAAGGATTAGGCAATGCTATAGTTCCTCAAATAGCAATGCAAATTGGATTAACAATAAAGAAAATGGGGGTTTAATATGGAAGTTATAGATATTTCACAAGTTTATGTAATTAATATTTTATTTTTTTTATTTATATTTGTTTTAATGATATGGAGAATAACATGAGTAAAGATTGGTCTGAAAGTGATGGCAGGGCTAAGATAAGAGAAGCTAATAAAAAGCTACATGATTTGGCTGATGAAAATTCATTTGTTGATGTTGTTGTTGACGATTCCAATATGACAGGGAAGGTTAAAATAAATGATGGAAAAAAGCCCATTGTCAAATCAAGTGCAGACATCAATTTTTAAACAAGAATATATTGATGATTTTAAATCATGGGCAAAAAGTCTAGGGGAACCTAATAAAAAATTATTAGGTTTGCCTACTTGTCCTTACGCTGCTAATGCAAAAGTTGATTTTTTAGTTAGCGATTTGTCTGCTATGAAAATGAAGCTTATTCCATTCATAGTTATGTATGAGATAAATCATACAGATGTATATGTTGTTATTGATACAAATCCTGATTGGGTTTCTCCAAATAGATTAGAGCAATGGTGTGATGTTTATAATGAAATTTATGCTTATATGGATATATACGCTATGGCATTTCATCCTGCTCATCCACCCAATGAACAAGAACATGAGTTTTTATTAGATGTTGAATATGAAGCATCCAACATTAAAGAGTACAGCATGATATTCTTCCAAAGCCTATCTTCTCTAGAAAAAGCGTCAATGGATCTAGAGGAAAAAGGATACTACAAAGAATGGAGTAAAGAGTATTACGATAAGTTAGTAGGGAAAAGGCGAGAGTTATTATGGCGAGTTTCGAAGTTAAAATAGTGTTGGAATATAAAGACAACACTAAGGAGAAAATTAGAGGTCATATATTTATAAAAAATCCTTATGACAATGATGAATTATTTGATGAAATAACAGACTTAATAGATGGTATGCCAGATATAGAAAACAAAGAATTTAGCTCTATATTTGCATCAGTTTTTGTAGATAAAGAAGAAATTATTTATCTAAAATTAGAAGGGGAATATGTTCCAGAAGAGGATATAGAATGCAAAGTGATAATACCAGAAAACATGACGATACACTAAAAGTAGTAGGGCAAATATTTGAAAACATAGGCTGGGAAACTAGGCTATGTGATTTAGATAAAGAACAAGTGCTAGGCATAGTGGCTAAAATGCAATCAATGAGGGATTTAGAAAATGAGTATACAGAGCAAGGAATATTGGAGTCCCAGCAAAAAGTCGAAACAAAACTTCGTGACTTCTCCGACGACGACTACATACCATTTTGATATTATCAAACAAATATCTGAACATATTGACCAAGGAATTGTTCGGGAAAATGAAAAGAGGACGCCAAGAACATATATAGGTGGCTCCTCTCTCGGCAATGATTGCGCTCGTCAAGTGCAGTATAGATACATGCAAACCAAAAAAGATGAGGACTTTAAAGCTAGGACTCTAAGGATATTTGAATTCGGGCATCATATCGAGGATATGATTGCTGGTTATTTAAAGAACGCTGGGTTCGATTTAAGAACCCACAGTAGTAAAGGTGAGCAATTTGGCTTCTCGGTGGCTGACGACCAGATTAAAGGGCATATAGACGGTGTTATATGTGGTGGTCCTGTTAAAATGGATTATCCCTTCTTATGGGAATGTAAATCAGCTAACAGCAAAAAGTTCGGTGAATTTGTTCGTAAAGGCGTTGCAGTAGCTAATCCTACATATGCAGCGCAAGTTGCACTTTATCAAACATACATGGACTTAATGGACTTCCCAGCACTATTCACCGTTATGAATAAAGATACTTCAGAGCTATATTATGAGTTCGTTCCATTCAATGCCGAACTTGCTCAGAGAATAAGCGATAGAGGCGTGGAAATAATACAAGCAACGAGAGCAAATGAAATGCTACCTCGTATTGCAAATGAATCGGATTATTTTGCTTGCAAATTCTGTGAGTATCGCAATACTTGTTGGACATAAAAAAAGACGGCACAGGAGAGAGCCGCCTTTTTTACACACACAACGCATTTAGAAAGGAAAGAATAAATGCACATAAGGATAAGAATGAAAAACCTTACAGGTACAATATAATGCGTGTTGCCCCCTTTGACAACACCAAATCTAGTGATCCGCGTTATTTAGTGGAGCACATTAGCGATAGTGTTCCGTCTCATGTTCAAATACAAACGCTAAGAGATACTTTCCCAAATGGGATTATTCGAGGCAATGTTTTCTACATTGGCTCGATGTATGGTGAGCGCGGTGAATCTATGAAAATAGATATCAATCCTAGTAGCCAAAACTTCATGCGCGGTCAGGACTTCAACGGTGGCACTGGTGTCGGGGGTATCGTCAAGATACTTATGGAGGCACGGGGCATGAAGCTGCACGAGATTAAAGATATGTTCGGGTC